CAACAGATGCATGATTTCGCTGTAGGGAGCGAAAAAGGCAAGCCACAACACGTCTCGCATCCGCATCGCAATCTTGGCGCGTATCTCCACAAAGCGAAGGGCAAGTAGATGGCGAAACTGACCGCCAGGACTCGCGCAGCCATTCCGACCGCAAAATTTGCTGGCCCGAATCGCAGTTTCCCGATTCAGGATGCCTCGCATGCTCGCGCTGCGCTCTCGATGGCGCACTATGCGTCCAATCCGGGCTCGATCAAAGCCGCAGTGCATCGCGCCTACCCGAGTATCGGCACGCAGCACCCACACAAGAACCTCGGCGCGTATTTGCATAAGGCCAAGGGCAAGTGAAGACAGCTCTCCTCTTGGTTTCACTGATTGCCATCGAACGAGCGACCGGAGAGCGTGTCGTGGCGTGGCAGTGGGATGGGCACGACGAGACATCCCTGCGCGAACTGATGCTTGATACGCCCTACGAGATTGACGGTGACCTTGTGGTATTCCATGTGGGCGAAGATGGGAATCGCATTGTCATGCGTCCAGACACCTACATCGTCAGCGGTCCACAGCAGGGCATGTTTCGGACCTTCACCATGCTGGACTTCGATGCCGCGTTCGCTGGGGAACGCTAATGGCAGACGAACAGGTTGAAGCGCCGGTCGCAGAGCCTGAAGAATCGCTCAGTGACTTCGTAGCGCGTGAGAATGCGCTCGAGCGCGGCGATCCAGAGCCTGAACCGGAACCGACGCCAGAACCTGAGCCAGAACCCGAACCTGCCGCGACGACTGCGACGACCGAACCGAAGGTCGATAAGCGCACCAAAGAAGGTCGTAAACTCACCATCCAACAGGAAATCGATGCGCTCACAGCCGCGAAACATGAGGCGAAGCGCGAACTCGAAGCTCACCAAGCCGAACTTGCCCGACTGCGGTCGGAGCCACGCACACCACAGCCCCAGGCGCGAACAGATCCTCAACCTGCAACGGCGCCTCCGACTGATGCTGAACCCGCACTGACCGACTTTATGAAGCTCCCGGACGGGACCGCGAATCCCGATCCGTATAGTTCATGGGTCTTCGCCAAAGCGGCATGGATCAGTCGCCAGGAATACGGCAAGATCGCGCAGCAGACCGAAGCGCAGCGCCATCAGGCGGTAGTCGGCCAGACATGGGCCGGAAAACTGGCAGAGATTCGCCAGCGTGTGCCAGACATCGACCAGCGGTTGAGCCAGACACCGATTGACCAGCGGGTGTGGCCGTTCCTCCAGAACCACGCACAGGGTCCAGAAATCGCGGAATACCTCTCGCAGAATGTCCCGGAAGCTCGGGCTCTCCTCGGCCTGCACCCGATCGATCAGATCGGACGAATTGGGGAAATCGTCGGCAAGTTATCTGCGCGGTCTGTTGTTGCCCCTGCGGCTCAACGCAAACCGCCCGTTGTGAGTTCCGCGAAACCTCCCATCCAGCCGCTGGGAACTTCGCCCGTAGCCACTGCTCCTGATCCCGGTGATGACGAACCGTTTTCCGCCTTCTATGCGCGGGAAAACAAAGCCGAGAGCAAACGAGGGGTGCGCTAATGCGAGTTCCGAATGCCGAATACACTTGCGACACCCTCATGGGTGACGAAGGACACTGCTAGAGGCTACCTGAACGACCTGACGTTCCTGAGCAACGTCAACCGGACCTACGACGATCAGTACATGCAGGCGGGAGCTGTGGTTGGTAACACGGTGAACGCGAGACTGCCCCAGCGTTTCACGGTGACTGACGGACAGGCGCTGCAGGTACAGAACATCTTCGATCAGACTGTTCCGATCACGCTCACAAATCAAAAAAACGTCGCGACGAGTTACTCAAGCGCACAGGCGACGACTGAGATTCAGTTCATCCGTGAGCGGTATACCAAACCCGCTGCGGAAGCCCTTGCGAGTGCCTCTGAAGTGTTGGCGTTTCAGGCGGTCTACCGGGACATCTACTCGTCAGTCGGCACGCCTGGGACGACGCCAAATGCCACGCTGACCTATCTGCAGGCTGGCACCAAACTCACGGACCTCGCGACTCCGCTCAAGGGCCGCGTGGCCTGTTTGGATCCGCTCGCGATGCAGACCATCGCGAATGCGACTTACACGCAATTCAATCCACAGAGTTCCGTAAGTTCCTTCTGGAAGGAAGGCCAGTTCTCGGGAATGAACCTCGGCGTCTCCGAGTGGTATCAGGATCCGGTCACGCCGACGCATACGACTGGTTCATGGACATCGACGGCGACTCCGACCGTGAACGGCGCGAACCAGACTGGTTCGACGCTGAACACGCAGGCATGGGCCTCCGGTTCCACGACGTTGAACAAGGGCGACATCATCGTGCTTGATGCGGTCAACAGCGTGAACCCGCTGTCCTATGCGAGCAACGGACGCCTCCAGCAGTTCGTGGTGACGGCGACGACCTCAGACAGCAGCGGCAATATGACCGCTCTGCCGATTAGCCCGTCCATCATCACCTCTGGTCAGTTGCAGACGGTGGACGCTTCGCCAGCCTCTGGCGCCGGCATCACGGTGCTCGGAGCCTCCTCGAAGACTTCTGGCACGCTCGTCGCGACGGCTTCACGTCAGTCATTCGTTTACCATCCAGACGCCTTCGCGTTCGTCATGGCCGACTTGAAGAAGCCTGGCGCTGGTGCGAATAGCTACTCGGTGCAGGACAAGACGCTGGGCATTTCCATCCGGTATGTCGAGCAGTATCAGATTGGCACCGACCAGAATCCCAATCGTATGGACATTCTGATCGGCGCGGCCACTCTTCAGGCACGTCTGGCGTGCAGAGTGTGGGGTTAATCACATGGCACTTGCCACAACGACTCTTTCCGCGACGATCACGGCACTCGATACCAACATCGTCGTAGCGTCAGCCGCGAGTGTGTCGGCTGGACGCTTGGTGCTGATCGATCAGGAAGTGATGCAGGTCGCGCAGAACTACTCGACTGGCACCACGATTCCTGTGCTGCGTGGACGCGATGGTTCCAAATCGTCCGCGCATTTTCTGACCGCCGCCGTCACGCACGGACTGGCGTCAGACTTTGCCCTGCCGTCTCCGCAACAGAACGTGACCTATTCGGTAGGCCGTCCTGTCGTCATGGCGAGCATCACGACGACCTCAACGAGTTTAGTTCTGCCCACGGCTGGACAGGACATGCGCGTGGTCATCAATCTCGCGACAGCAGCCTCCATTACCGTGCCTGTTCCGACGAAGGACATGGACGGCACGGAACTGTGGATCGTCAGCAGCACGGTGGCTGCGCACGTCGTCACCTTCACTGGTGGGCTCGGTGGTGTGGGCTCAGGCTATACCGCACTGACTGCCGCAACGGGCGCTCAGATGTGCATTCATGTGATGGCCTGTAACGGCACTTGGAACATTCCGTCTGCGCCGGCATGGACGGGCACGGTGACGAAGGTCACTGGAGGTATCGCGTAATGGCTGTCGCAAAAGCACGCCCCACAGGGTCAGCCGACAGCGCGACTGTCGCGACTCCGACGCGCACCGGCAAATATGCCGAGGCGGCGATTCTGCCGTATGGCATTGGTCGCGTCTCTCTGGCGGATGAAGGTTCCTACTTCGTCTGTCAGAACGCCACGGTGGGCACGCAGCTCACCGGCCACGTCGCGCCGGCCATAGCTGACACGAATACCAAATCCATCATCCACATGTTCAACGCTGGACCTACGGATATGTATTTGGACTATATCGTGCTCACGACCGTCGTCGCGAACGCTTCGGCCACGGCAGTCGATTTCCTGGCATGGACCGACTCGAAGGGAGCGACCGGCCTCACGTCAGGAGGGACAGCCTCTGTGGCTGTCAATACGCGCTCAAACTCGACGGCTGGAACTGCGGTCACGTTGACGGCTGGCGCGTGCGTCACGGCCCCGCTCACGAACGTCAAGAAGGTGCTTCAGCGCACCGTCAAGCCTTACATCGGCGTGGCGCTGGACTCCTACTCGTTCGTCTTCGGCAATGGCGCATGGGCTCCGACCGGCTATGCCCTCATCACCGCTGTGACGAATACGATCACGTCATGCGCTCCGATCGTCATCGCGTCTGGCGGAAACTTCTACTTCGTCCAGACTGGTCCTAGCGGTGCGACTACCGCGATGACATTTGAATATGAGTGCGGGTGGTGGGAGCGGTAAATGTCCACGCCCACGATCGCGCTCGCGAGCACGACGTTCACGCAGCCTGTTCTGGCGGGAGACACGATTGTGTATCTCGCCAGCACGGCTGGCATCATTCGCAACAGCGTGCTCTATGCTGGCGCTGAAGCCTTCGATGTGGAATACATCGACACCATCAACAGCGGTGTCCATGTGCGTCGTGGCTATGAAGGCACAGCCACGCGGATGCATTCTCCGCTTGAGACGGTCTGGATTGCATTACCGAATCAACTGTATCAGTCTGATCCGGTAGGCGTGCCGCCACTTGGCGTCTATGTCCTGCCGCACATCAACGTCTTGAACGGCAATGTCTGGACCGTGCAGGGTAATGAGAGCGGAGACGGAGCGCAGGACCGTTCATGGCAGTTGGTCACGAACATCCAGTATCCGGGTCCGCTCGGCGTCAGGCAATACAACCTGACGACGCCTGTTTAGAAGAGGAACCATGATCATTCACAATCCTTCAGGGGCAACATCTGAAGAACTTCGCAAGTGGGAACAGCACAACACCATTTATGCGATGACTCCAGACGGTGACTTCAAGCCTGGCAATCCCTACGTCTTCAGGCCATATCCGAAGATGCTGTTCATGGCGAAGACGAATCCGAAGACTGGCAAGATGTCTGTCGGAGAAGTCCAGCCTGCACCGTGGCTCTACACGAACATGCAGGACTTGGAGCGTGACACGAACTTCGTGGAAGGCTTCAACCGGCAGTGCCAGAAGATCGTCCAGAATGAGGATGAAGATCTGAAGGCGCAGGGTCAGGGGTGGTGCGAGAAGCAGGACGAGGCGCTGAGGCGAGCGGAGAAGCACTATGAGGACATGGCTGAAGAAGCCGCTCGCGTGCATTATCAGGTCGCACGCATGGGCGAGAAGGCTCGAGCCGAGTTCAAGGAAGCGGATGCTTCGACCAGCCAGCACATCCTTGACGTGAAGCCGAAGCGGAAGCGTGGCCGACCGGCGAAGGGCGTGAAACCCGTCGAGATTTCGGCGGAATAGCCGATGGATGACCTCTATTTCGGAGACGCCTCAACGAACAGGAGGCTCTACTGCGCTCAAGCCATCGTCACGGCTCCGGTCATCTTCAGCACGGCGGCAGGGACAGGAGGACCGCTCCTCTGGAACGGTTCAACGACGGTCAACGCACGCATCGTGGCTGTGGGATTCGCGGTCACGACAGCATCAGCGGCTGCTGGCGCGTTGGGTCTGACTGGAGCCACAGGGCAAACCGCCGCGCCAGGTTCCACGACGGCGATCGACAGCACCGCGAATCTGTTCCTTGGTGGAAGGGCATCGTCCTGCACGGCCTATCGGGTGGGCACGCCAACGAACGCCGGCACGTTCTTTCTCCCACTGGCGCAGATCACGACAGGTGCGCTGACGGTGACTGAATCCACGATGAACTGGGCCTTTCTCAATCGCATCATCACGGTTCCACCAGGTGGATGGGTATCGCTTGCCGGGTCTGCCACATTGACGACGGCAGTCATTCAGTGCGGTCTGATCTGGGAAGAAGCGCCGAAGGATTGGGCACCATGATCGAAGTGGTTCCATTCATTTCACGACCTGTTGGGATGATGCGCTGTATCGCTTGTAGTGATTACAAGCGGCAACCGGGGAAGATGTGGCTCGGTATCAACAAACTGACGCAAGAGGACATCTTGATCGATTGTCCGAAATGTGGTGGAACGGGTCAGGTCGAGAGATTCAAGCACATCGATGTTCGCACCGGGCGTGAAATTGAATACGATAAGCCCGGACAGAAATTCGTCAACTTAGAGGACTCTACACATGGCTGATCGTTCCTATACCGTCTCTGGTGACAACATCACCGTCGTCGCGGCCCCACAGCTTGTCTTCCTGAACGTCGCAGCCGGTGGCGCTGGCGTGCCTGGCTATGAACTGTTGCGATGCTGGGTGAGTCAGCGAGCCAACGCCACGTCGGCGCAACAGGGGATCTGCATCGGCACAAAAGTAACGGCGTTTCCGACGCTGACATCGGCTACGCCTGCGAAGACCTCGCTCGGCTTGCCGACCGCAAGTCTTGTTGGCAACACGACTGGTGCGGCTGGATCGGCTGGCATCAACTCCAGTGCGAACGGTGGTGGCACCGAAATCAAGGTCTATCCGGACAACTTCAACGTCCTCAACGGATGGCTCTGGGTTCCGACGCCTGCTGAAACCATGCAGTCGATGCCTGGGAGCACCAGTGGCACGTTCCTGCAGTTCACCTCGACGCCTGGAACACTGACCGGATGGTCCTTCGGCGTGGTCTATCGAGAAATCGGCTAAGGCGCGGGGGCTTCGGCCCATATGCCGAAGTATTACATTCCAACGAAGCGAGGGAGGACCGTCACGCCTCCCTCGCCTTTCCATGCGTCCTATTCCACCTCGTTTCCGCTCGTAGAAAATCCGCTCTCAGAAAGCGGACTCTGGATCAACGGGCAGACCAATGGGCGTGATTGGACGAATATGCGCGTGAGTCCAAGCGGCAAAGCCATCGGGACTGAGACAGGAAGCGCAGCCAGTATCTATGATGATTCCACGGCGCTCCTCACTGGCACGTGGAGTAATAACCAGCAAGCGAGAGGCACCATCTTCACGACACGCACTGCAGGGAATTGGAACTCTGAAGTAGAGATGCGGCTGCGGTCAGCCCTCTCTATAGGCATCAACCGTGGCTATGAGTTCAATGTCCGTATCCCAGGCTATCCAGCCGATCCCTATATCGAAATTATTCGGTGGAATGGAGCCATCGGCAGTTTCACGGCGCTTCTCCATACCGATAATGCTAGCTGGGTGATGCATACCGGCGACCAAATACGTGCCACGGCTATCGGATCGGTGCTGACGAGTTACCTCACAATCGCTGGCTTCAACGGTGGCAATGGCGTCGGTGTCGAGTTTCAGGCTGGCACCTATAACACCTCCACAGGAAACGATGGAGGCGCTGGCAGTAATCCAGGTGGACCGGATTCAGTCATTTGGTCTGATGGCAATCCAGGGATGGGTAGCTTCTGTCACGACTTCGGCGCGACAAGCGACATCACCCTTTACGGCTTCACCTTCTATGAGGCGCTGAGTCTCTAATGGCATGGGCACGTAGGGCCGGCGCGATTCTCACCGGAACAGAGAATGCCGGCACATCAAAAGACTTCGGCGATCTCGGAGCGGCCACGGTCGCCAACGATCGTGTCATTGCCGTGATTGGCGTCAGCACTATCCATTCAGCAGGCGCCTTCTCTGTTTCGAGTATCACCGATACGCAAGGCAATACATGGAACCGTGACCTCCAAGAGCAGAAGGATTACGGGTCAGATTTCGGTTGCCTGGAGGTGTGGAGCACGGTCGCGAATGGCACCAGTGTCACGCATATCACGGTCACATTTAGCGGGAACCTGACGGCGACGGGTGGCGCAGCGGTCGCCATTGGCGCGTATAGCGGAATCTCGACAGCCGTAGGAGCGGCAGCGGCTATAGACATTAGTAAGGCGAACTCTGTCGGTTCAACTGGTCCAGCGGATTCTGGCACGACCGCAGGCACGACCACGGCGGCGAACGAACTCAAGATCGGCGCCTATGCGGACGACGGGGTGAGCAAAACTCTTTCGGCTGGCACAGTCGATACGACGTATAGCGTCTTCGCGAAACTCGATGCCAGTTCCACTGAAGAGGCGTTGCTGGAGGATGCGGATTCTGGCTCCTCTGGATCGACCGCTCGCGCAGAAGTGACGTGGGCCAGCGGCACGGTCAATTGGAATATGGCCGTATTGGTCTATAAACTCTCGGCTGTGTCGTCAACACAAGTGCCACGCAATAACTACATGGCGCCTATTCTGACGCAATAGCATGGCGTTTTTCTATCCGCCTCCACCGCCGTCGCAATCATCGAGTGTCACACCTCCTGTGCCGCATGAGCCACAGGGATCAACTGGCGATCAGCCTCCTCGTCGGCAAGTGCAGGCAGTTCTGGCGATGGCCGTCGTGTTGGCCTCATGGCCGGCAGACCTTGAGCCCAGACTTCAGGCGCCGAACAATCAGCAAGTCAAGAATGCAGCGGTCATTCCGCCGCCGCCATTTGTTCCGCCACAAATCCCGTTCACGCTTCAGATCCATCCGATCATCGGGCAATGGAAGACGGAATGGTCCGCGCAGACGATTATTGGCAATGCGGCGGTCATTCCGCCTCCGCCAATCGTTCAGCCGCCAGTTCCTTACAACACGCCACTGACGCATGTCTATGGTCAATGGCTCCCGGCATGGCCGGCACAACGAGCGTTTGGCACGGCAGCGGTCTTGCCGCCTCCACCAGCGGCGAATCCGCCGATTGCGCGACAGCCACTGAGTATCCTTGCGTCGTGGCATGAGCCAGCGGAGATTGACCTCGTTACGACGTGGACGATCGGACCTGATAATCCAGATCCACCTCCCATTCGTGGTCCGCTAGCCGCTCCATACTATTCGGTCGCGCAGCGGTCATGGCCGACGGAATGGTCCGCGCAGTCGGCACGGCATGTCACTCCACCGACATTCATTCCGCCGCCTCTACCATCCCAGAAGACGCCATCGCTGAATGCCGTGCTGGCCTCATGGCCGGCATCGCTAGAGCCACGTCTACAGGCGCCGAACAATCAGGAGAACAAGATTGCCCCGCTGATGTGTCAGCCGGTGGGGCTCCCAGCGCATGACGAGTTCAACGTCAACTACGGGACTTCACTCGGGTCATGCAACTGGACAAACGTCATTGGGAATTTTGAAACCAATGGCATCAACGCCTTCCCAGGAGCAGTCGGTCAGAATCTTTCGTTCTGGAAAGAAACCACATTCTCTCCAGACCAGTTTGCCCAAGTCACGATTGCCGCATACGGTGGGGATACTCCAGGCATCGTCGTTCGCATCTCACCATCAGGGGATGCCTCCTATGCGATGGTGGGAGATGCCAGCGGTGGCACGATCACGCTCTACCAGACCGTCGCTGGCGTCGGCACGGCCATCCAGACCGTTTCAGGACTCACCCTCGTTGATGGAGATATCTATCGTCTACAGGTCATCGGATCTGCGCTGCAGATGTTCCTCAATACCGCGCAGATCGGCACGACACAAACCGATACCGCCGTCACGACTGGACAGCCTGGCATCTTCGTCAACGACATCGCCTCGCCAGCCCTGCTCGATAATTTCATAGCCGACAACTTCACTGGGCAATATCCGACGCATCAGACAGGCTGGCTGAATCCAGGCATCTGGGCCGCAGCGTTCCCAGACCTCCAGATCGTTGTTGTCGATTCCAATGTCCTGATCCCGGTCAATTCACCAGATCAGCCAAATCCGCACGGTCCATACAGTCCGCAACAGTGGGTCATTCGGCAGGCATGGTCCAGCGACTGGCCTGAACCTCAGCGTCTGACGACGTTCGTGCCGCCGACGCCAAGTGCTCCACCTGTTCCGCAGGGACCACTGTCCGCGACAGCAGTCAGCGAACTGGTGCGATCGTGGCCGACCGACTGGCCTGAGCCTCAGCGGCTGACCGCATTCGTTCCGCCGACGCCATTCGCGCCTCCGACACCGCATGGACCACTGTCAGTCACGGCCATCAGTGAATTGGTCAGTCCGTGGCAACCGGCTTGGAACGCACAGCGTGCGCGGAACATGACGGCGAGTCTGCCGTCTGGAACGGCTCCTCCTCCTGTCAGGTCGATCAGTAATGCGAATCTCGGAGCTTTAGTCAATCAATGGGTCCAGCATTGGGCAGCACAATCAGTGAAGCCAATGCAAACCATCAGTGGTGCTGCGCCTCCTCCATTCAATCCAGAATGGGCGACGAACAGTAACCAGATTGTTGGACCTTGGGCGCCTCAACCGGAGACGCATTAGTGCATTACATACAGCGTCGTCATGGCATCCCAGTCGTGTCTTCTTCCGCGCCCGTCAATCCGTCACTGCTGCACACCAGCGATTTCACCTATCTGGGCTTTGTGACGATGCCGCCAGATGACCAGCCGAACGGCGTCAAATTCTCTTATTCGATGGGTGCGCTCACAGGTCGAAAGGTGGGATCAGACATCAATCTCTTGATCTGCGGCTCACAAGCTGAAACGGGATGGCCCGATCCCGTCTACGAAATCAAATACAACGGTACTGGAACCGTCTGCACGCTTGTTCAGAACTGGTGGGATGTGACCTTGGGCGGTAAGGTCGGATCATCAAATCCGAAACCGACGCGAGGTCTGCTCTGGGACGAGGTAGCTGGTCAACTCCTCTGGTCCTATCAGGATCAATACAACGTGGGATTCGATTGGAATCCGAGTTTCGGAAGCACGATTCTCAGTCTGCCTACTGTGCAACCCTTCGGTCCGTGGCGCACCTCCCAATTCTCAGGCTTCACTGCTGGCTACATGATGCCTGTTCCTTCAGCCTACCAAGCGACCTTGCAAGGCCGGATTCTCTGTGGGGCTCCTATTGGGTCTGGCAATTCTGGCTCACCATGGGGAGTGGCGTCATCGGCGTGTAACGTGCCGGCGAACAGCACGCCTCCAGATGGCTATCAGGATGGTCATGTGAGCGTGCCTGTCACGACGCTGATCTACTCGGACATCTCCAATAAACAGTCACGGCCAAACGATGTGGATGATTGCGGATGGACCCATTACGGAGAGGGGGGAGACTTCGCGCATCAGCCGCAAGCTAACCCCGTGCAGGATGGCAGCGGCTGCAACATTGATGGAGCGTTCTGCGGTGTGCAGTTTGGACAAGTAGATGTCTTTACGGCTCTGGATAACGTCACAGCCTCCGTCTGGATTAACGGGACGACTAAACAAGGCGTGGTGTTCATGGGCCAACTCGCCAGAACCGTGGCGTCTCTGTCAGGGAGCTATCCGCCAGATGGACGAGTTCATACGTGGTATGGACCGGCGCAGGTGTTTGGTTCGCTGAAGATGTGCGCCCATGGGCAGAACGACACGCACTACGGCAACGAGGCGACGGGACCAGGCACTGTCTCGATGCAATCGTCCATGTGGATCTACGATCCCGCCGACTTGCTGGCGGTGGCGCTCGGATCGAAATCTTCGGTCCTCTTACCGCCAGTCACGTCTGCTGCACTCTTCGTGGATATGCCAGGAGGGAGCAGTTTCCCTGAGCTGGCCCCATGCCAGAACGCGCATGGAGGCGCATGGTTTGAGCCGACGAGCAAACTGCTGTTTATGACGGCCCGGAATAGTGAAGGTGATCATCGACCTGTTGTTCATGTTTTCTCAGTGAATTGTTGACAGATCAGCGATACTAAGCAGGCGCAGCCATGATCAGAGCAGCATCGGGACAAGTCATCGGCGCACAGATGGTCAATGCGACCACAGGCGCAGCCTTTGCCGGAACGGTCACGGTCTACGTCACCGGGGATGGCGGCACGCAGACGCTAGGCGCTGTCGGGAGTGGCATCTGCACGGCAGAGGGTAACGGTTATTACACCTATCGACCGACCGCAGCTGAAACCGATTACGTCCTCATCGCTTTCACCTTCATCGGCAATGGTGCTGTCCCTGCGACGATTCAGGTGGCGACGGTCACCGAGGCTCAAACCGTCGCATCCGCCAACACGACTGGCGGCACCTCTATCACCGTGCGGAATATGATCAAGGCCGCGATGCGGCGGATCAACGTCATTCAGGAGAACGAAGACCCCAGCGGAGACTCCCTCAGCGATGCCTTCGATCGGTTCAATGACTGGGTGGATTCCATCTGCGGCAACGAGCGTCTGAGCATCTACACCGTGACGCGCACGACATGGAACCTCGTCCCAAGCCAAGCCACATATACGATCGGGCTAGGCGGCGATGTGAATATCGTCCGTCCGCAATTCATCAATCAGATCAACTGGATCAATGCGAATCTGTCCGTGCCATTTGAGCAGCAGTTGACGCTGCTGACGGAAGATGCTGAAGCCTCGCTCGCGCTCAAGTCGCTGACCTCGACGTATCCGTTCTACGCCTACTACAATCCGACCTATACAGGGGCTCTGGGAACACTCACGATCTGGCCGACCGTGACCGGAACAGGTCTGCAAGGGGCGCTCTATTACCCACAGCAAGTGAACCGATTCTCGAGCGTGAACGACACGATTGCATTGCCGCCTGGCTATAACCGATTCATGCGAGAAGGGCTCGCACTGGAACTATTCCCTGAGTTTAGGGAGGGGCAGCAGATGGACCCATACCTGATGCAGAGCGCCTCTGAATCGAAGGCTAATATCAAGCGCATGAACAATCGCCTGATGGACCTCCAGAGCGATCCACAGTTGATGTTTGGTAGTCGTCGGTATTCGATCTATACCGGGCCATGAAGTATCCAGGCTTCATCGGGGTGAGCGATAAGACGCAGAGCGTCACCGCTAACCCTGAAGAGACAATCAACTGGTATTATGAATCGCAACCTCAACATGCGAAGAATACCGCTGCGCTTTATCCGACACCTGGCTTCTCTGTCTGGGTAGCCTCAGGCGCCTCGATCTCGCAAGGACGTGCGTTGTTCTCTGAGAATGGGCGCACCTTCGGCGTGATGGGGAAGGATTACGGTGAGCTGACTGTCAGCACGACTGGCGTGAATACCTTCACGCGATATGGATTCGTCTCCTACGATACGAACCAAGCGCAGATCGTGACGAACGGGTCCAATGCGAATCAGGCCTTTGTGGCGAGCGGCACGAACGGTTATCTTCACGACCTCGCCACGAATACGCTCACGCAAGAACTGACTGGCGATTGCGGCATGGTTGGCATGCTCGACGGTTATTTTGCCGTCTTAGACCCACTCACCAGCACGATGCGTATCTCTGGTCTGAACGACGGCACGACATGGGATCCACTTCAGTTCGTGTCTCGCTCGTCGGCTCCAGACAACTGGGTGGCGATGGCGATCGTGGCGCCAGACGTTTGGCTGATTGGCAGCAAGACCGGAGACATCTGGTATGACGCTGGCACATTCCCATTTCCATTCGCGCCTCGCACCGGGCTGAGTTACAAGTATGGGATCGTCGCCCCATTCACGCTCAAAGCGTCTGGTGCGTCATTGTTCTGGCTCAGTCGCAATGATGACGGTGGCGGAATCGTCGTGAGGACTCGCGGCTATTCACCGACGCCAATCAGCGATGCCGCCGTCGAGACAGCCATCGCGTCCTATGAACGTGACTCCACCATCACCGATGCGGAAGCGTTCGTCTATCAGGAAGAAGGACACACCTTCTACATCCTGCACTTCCCTACAGCCAAGGTCACATGGGCCTATGACATCGAAGAGAACAAGTGGGCCAAGCGTAGCTATTGGAATCCAAACACGATGATGGATGAACCGTGGCGTGCTCGCGTGCATACCTACGCCTTCGGGAAGCATCTGACGGCAGATTTCACGACAGCCAATATTTGCGCGATGAGTATCACGACTGGCACCGAAGCTGACGGATCCGCGATTCGTCGCACGCGCATCGCGCCAGGCATCTTCGATCAGAAGCAGCAAGTCCCGATTCGGAACATGGAGATTTATCTGCAGTCTGGTTTGGGGTTGAAAGAAGGCGCAGCCTCCAGTGCCACGGTGCTCGGATCCGATCCACAGGTGATGTTCACGACGAGCGATGATGGCGGCAATACGTGGGGGAATGAACGCTCGCTCTCTGCTGGCAAGATGGGGCAATACAAACGGCGGCTTCGTATGTGGCGGATGGGCACGCCGCGTGACCGTGTGAACAAGATGGTGGTCACGGACCCGATTCCGTGGCGCATCATTGATGCATTCATCAACAATGACGGGCTCTGAATTCTCGCCGTTTCTCCATCGCACGATTGATATAGCGCCATATGATGACGAGTCGGAACTGGTCTATGCTGAAGAGGAAAATCAGCAAGCGCAGTTAGAGATGTCGTGGTATCACATGTATGAGATGGCAGGCACGCTCGGTAGGCCAATGCTTGCTATGCGTAATTGGGCCATTCGTAACGTGTGGTGGGTTGGCATTCTGATTTATGGTAGCTATGCGTTGCGTGGAGTTGTTCTCTGATGGCACTTCCGCCTGACCCTCCCCCGTATCTCGCGCCGATTGCTGAAGGGCGACCTGAAGTGATGGGCAGTGGTTGGATGCGATGGTTTCAGGCCACAGTGTTCAACTTACTCTCCAGTACATCAAGGACACTCCCAGCCATCATCGCGCTCACAGGGCAAGGCGCAGCCATTGGGACCACGAATATTCCGCTTCCAGCCATCACAGCAGGGCAGTATATCCTCAGCTATTATGCGAGAATTACCACAGCGGCTGGCGTCTCAAGTTCGCTCACGGTGACACTGGGCTGGACAGAGAGTTCCATTCCGCTGACCTTCACAGGCATGCCAATGACTGGCAATACGACGACGACGACGCAGAGCGGGTCAGTCATGGTTGTGGCTGATGGGAATACGCCTCTGAACTATTCAACGGCCTATGCGAGCAATGCGGCTGGCGTGATGAAATATCGACTCACCGTGATTGTGCAGAGCACATGACGACTCGCCTTCTTCCACCTGAAGAGTGGACTCGGCTCGATCCTGAGAAGATGAAACTGCCAGCCATTGGAGGCGCAGCGGTGGATGGATCTGTTCTCGTAGTCGAGGACGATCAGGGAGTCATTATCGGGTGTTGGTCTGTCATCACATGCGTTCACGTAGAAGGCGCATGGATCGATCCACGCTATCGAGGCAAGGTCGCTGTCGGGCGTCGTCTCTGGAATGCAATGAAATCTGTGGTGAAACAACGCGGGGCGATGGGCGCATTGATGTGCGCGGTGACAGCCGAAAGTCAGACTCGGATCGAGAAGAAGATGCATGGGATTGAAGTGCTCGGGAAGCATTTCGCGGTGACATTCAATGGCTAATGACAGTTTCAATCCGCTCTCTCTGATCGCCGCTCCAGTCAGCGGTCTGTTTAGTTGGCTTGGGGCAGGGAAGCAAGCCGATGCTGCGAAAGAAGCCACGGCTACTCAGAGCGAAGCTGCGAAATATGCCGCAGATTTGCAATCGAAAGCCGCACAACAGGCACTGGCATTTCAGCAGCAGCAATCCGCGATCGATCAGCAGAACTTCCAGAAGACGCAGAACGCGAACTACGGGCAGTTTCAGACCGCTTCAAACGAGAACTATGGCCAGTATGCGGCAGGGGCTCAGACCGACTATGACCGTTGGGCACTCCATCAGAACAATATGGGCTACCTCGGTCAACTCCTCGGACTGCCAGCGCGTCAACTTCCAGCGGCGAACATCGCAGCACCTCCGGTCTACGGAGCGAATCCCTTTGCGATGAGCGGGAGCGGAGCCGCATCAGGTGGCGCACCGACACAGAGCATCATGGACGCCTTGACAAAGAACTACAAGACACTGGGCTACTCACCGACAGGACCAGGCACAGGACCGACTGACATCGCCTACATGGCCGATGCCATCAACAAAACTGGCGGATTGACGGCAGACAATCAGGGCTATTGGTTGGGTCCGAATGGCCGCATCGCGCAGGAACTGTCCAAGGCCGGAACACCACCGACTGCAAGGGGATAAGACATGGCCGCGATTACCGATCCAAACGATCCACGGCTGACCGATCCGGCCTATGCCAGCGATCCTGATGTCCTCGCCTATCTGAACAGCATCTATGGGCCAGGCGGAAGCGTTGGCGTGACTCCGACAGGACAGACCGCACCTCCGAGTGGTGCCACATTCAATCCTGGCACCCAAGCGTATAACCCTACGGGTCCAGTCACGGATCCGCATGATCCACGTCTGACCGATCCAGCACACGCGACAGACCCTGATGTCCTAACCTACCTGAACGGCATTTATGGTCCTGGCGGCACGGTTGGCGTCACGACCACAGGTCAGAATCCTCCCCCGGCAGGTTCTCCGGGATGGAATCCGCAGACACAGGCATGGGATCCGGCTCCTACGGCAGCGGTGGCACCGGCAGGAAGCGGCGGCGGAGGTGGTGGAGGGACTGCGGCGGCTCCTCCAGCGACCACTGCTGGACCACCAGCCTCTGGTAGTCCCTACTATGGGATGAACATCGGAGACTTCACCAAGCCATTCAGTGAGCAGTTCGCCGCGCCGACACCGAAAGATATTCCGAATGCGCCAGTCTTCACCGCGCCATCCTTCAAGACGCCAGATCCGTTCACGGCGCCGACGCAAGAACAAGCCCAGAATGATCCAGGCTATAAATTCACGCTCGGTCAAGGCATCGGCGCCTTGCTAAATAGTCGTGCAGCTGGAGGGATGCTGAACTCAGGAGCGACTGGGAAAGCCTTAGTCGATTATGGACAGGCCGCAGGTTCGACGCAATACGGCAACGTCTACAATCGTGACCTCGGCAACTACATGACGAACTACAAGACGCAATATCTGGATCCATATAACAACGCCTTCCAGAACGCGCAGTCTGAGTTCGCTCCGAAACTCACGGCATGGCAGACGACAGCTCCGATGATTCAGAGCCAGAATAACACCGACTATGCCAACGCGATGTCCAAGTGGCTGTCTGACTACAACATGTATACGCAGCAGCAGGATCGGGCCTTCAACAAGTTTAATACGGTGCTCGGAAGCTGATCATGGGACCGTTTCAGTTTGAGACGTATCACAATCCCTATGTGCAGAGCATCACACAGTTGATGCAAGCACCAGCACAGGCGCAAGCACAGGCTGCGACGACAATTGGGCAGGCTCAGGCACAATCCGCGTTGCAGCGCGGACAAGCATGGTCAGGTGCGCTGAACAACGTCGGTCAGACTGTCGCGCAGTTGCCTCTGCTCATCGCGAAGACACAGCAGGAGAAGACTGTCAATAAGTTGGCTGAACTGAAACTGAAGGAGCAGCAGTCCGCCATCGCTGACCACGATACGTTCAAGAAGATCCTCAAGGACACGCCGCAGATTCAGGAGAGCGGCATGGATCTCTGGGATCTGCCGACACTCGGTCAGAAGTCAGTCGCAGCCGGTATCGATCCTTCGCAGTATCTGGCGGAGTATGGGAAGGTCAATGATGCCTTCCGTTCAGAGGCAGCGGCTCGACAAGCCACAGTGCAGACAGCCGCACAGGCTCTCGCCAAGGCTCCAGATCCAGACCTCGCTGTCAACTTCATTGAGATGGCGAAGCGCAATCGCACGATCGATGATGCGACGGCATCTCGCCTCACCGGCCTCATTGATGCGGCAGACACGCCACAAGCCAAAGCCGCAATCGTCCAGAAGATCGCCGTGACCTATGCGGGTCAGCAGAAGCCACTGATTCTTGGTGGGGCTCAACGGCCTGGTGGGGCTCCGCAGACGGCTGTGGATCCGCTGACGCACGAAGTGATTGCGACTGGTGCATCGGCAGGACCAGCACAGCCGACGCCTTCCAGTATCGCTATGGATGCGGCAGGAGGTGATGCTGTCGAAGCGAATAAGTTGATGCATCAGCCGCCTCCAGTCAATCCTGAAACGGTTCGACACAATCAAGCGATGGAAGCAATCGCCAAGATGAACGTCGGGCGCGAGCAGGCAGCGCAAGCAGAGACGGCACGCCACAACAAAGTGACAGAGGCTGCTCTGAACCCAATGGCTGCACTTATCGGTGGTGGCGCTGGGCAGACAGGAACATCTTCTGGCGCGGAGCCTCCAACTATCAATGGCGATGACTTCCTCAAGACGCTTCCTGCGAATATCGGCACGCAGGTCAAGGCGCTCGCTGAAGGTCGCATGGCATTCCCAAGCAGTTTTGCTCTCAAGACGCCCTACTGGCAGGGCATGTTGCAGGCAGTCAGCCAATACGATCCATCGTTCGATGCCATCAACTACAATACGCGAGCCAGCACGCGCAAAGCATTCTCGTCGGGTAAACAATCGCAGGATGTGAATTCACTGAACACCGTCATCAGTCATATCTCCAAGTTGAGTGATGCGGCAGAAACGCTAAATAACACCGATTCTCCTGATTACAATGCTGTTAAGAATTGGTTCTCTCAGCATTTTGGTTCAGCGACTGTCACAAACTTTAAGACAATTCAGAAAGCCGTAGCAGACGAAGTGACTCGAGTCTGGAGGCAAACTGGCGGGTCTGTAGAAGACATTGCTGCGGCTCGTCAGAATCTTGATGCGGCGAACTCACCAGATCAGTTGCGAGGAGCCATCTCTGAATATGGTGATCTCCTCGGCGGAAAGATTCTCTCCATGCAAGAGCAGTATCAGCAAGGCATGGGGAAATCCTCTGATGCTAATGCGACATTTATTCGCCCGGATACGAAACAGACACTAGAGAAGATCGCAGCACGTGCAGGAGGCGAGCAGCCGAAAGCGCAGACACAACTGAAAGGCACTGCTCCTGATAATGTGAAGAGTGCCTTGTCTGGTAAGGGAGCAGGGCGCTATACCCTATCTGACGGTAGTCAGTGGGTCATCGACGGCACCGGCACGATTCGGCCTGGATCATAGAACATGGCCGACGATCAACTCACCATCATTAAAGAGGAACCATTGCATGTCGTAGGCATGGTTCCAGATTCGCAACCAAGCACGAATGTCGGCCTATTGGTGCAAGGCGCCAAAGCGGCGATGCCATATGTCGCATCTGCGGCAGAAGCATACGGAAAAAGTCCAACGATTGCTGGAGCCACTAGCAAGGCTGTGAATGTTGCTGCTCAAGGAGCGGCGACACTCAAAGGGGTTGCAACGATGAACCCTCTTGATGTCATCGCTGCTCCAAGACTGGGAAGGGCAAGCGGAAACGCTGCATATTGGCTGACACGGAATTTCGGACAGCCAGCAGCGAGAGGTATTTCGGCCACGCTTGAAGCCATTGCTCCATATGCTCAAACGCTCTCAACGTTAAGCGGGGCGCAAGGGGTGCTAGACCTCGCGCAAGTGAGCGAACCGAACCGCCAAGACATCGGGACCATCGGCGTGAGCATCGGACAGCCACGTTCAGATGCAGAGAAGACGGCTCATCCGGCCTTATTGAACATGCTCGCCAGTAAAGTGCAAGACGGTATCGCGGCCTTGATGCACTACGGATTGTCTCGCGAGGATGCCGTCAAAGCCATATCCGATCAGACGATTCGCCGGTAGAATAAGGACCAGATGGCTACAGGCACCTACGCGCCAGACCCTTTTGAACAAATGTGCGACGACGATGGAAATCCATTGTCCAGCGGCACACTCACCACATTCCTCGCAGGACTCAGCACGCCAGCTACAACCTATTCTGATGTCAACCTTACTATCGCGAATACAAATCCGATCAGCCTTGATGCGGCTGGCCGACCAACGAGCGGAGCCATCTTCTTAACGCCTGGCGTCTCCTATAAATTCATCCTAAAGGATGTGCTCGGAGCCACAGTCGCGACACGCGATAACATTGCGGCTGTTCCGCTCAATCCAAATGTGACAGGAACATGGACACCCGTGGTCGGAGGCTCAACTAGCGTAGCCGGGCAGACCTATAGCCAGCAGTTTGGACAATATACGAAACTTGGTGCGCTCGTCATTGCCGGGTTCAATATCACAATGACCGATAAAGGCGTCATTGTTGGGAATCTGCAGATCAATGGGCTTCCTTTCCCAAGTGATGGCGCAGCAGGGTATGCGGGATCCATAGATTTCTGGGAGAATACCAATACCGCCATCGTGAACTTCTCATGCTTCATTCAAGGCAGTTCGCTCTTATTGACAGCTATTACGGCTGCGTCCACATCGAACGTGGCATTTTTAACGACAACAGATATTACGAATACATTCACGGTGGCCTCAACATTTACATATAGAACGACAAGCTAGATGCCTCTCTCGCTTGGCGCTCTCCAGCAAATGGTCGAACAGAACGACCAAAAGAACGAGGAAGCGCATAAGCGTCTGAGACTTGATCTGCGAGATGCCGAGGATAAAAACCATGAACTGGAACGGCGTCTCAGAGAACTCGATAACAAAGTGGGAGTGCTGATCGCGGCTCCTCCTCCTGATGTGACGACGCTCCGATTCCCGCTCCCGATCGTCATCGGCATAGCGGCTGGATTCTTAACCATCGGAGGAGGTATTCTCGGGATCAATTCAGCCCAGAAGCAGTCACAATCAGACATTGCCAGTCTGAGGGCAGAAGTCATCAACCGGCTGGATTCGTCCTCGACAGCCTCAACGCTTTCTATTCAGAACCTGAAAGAAACAATCATTCGCCTTGAGCAACAGCAGAGGCTACAATACGCAGAGTTTCAGACGTTCAGGCAGGATAACGTCCGAAGGAGTCGATGATGTCGAATGGTAGCTTCTGCTGCGCCATAGGGCTCTGCTGCGATGCCGCATCGGCTCAGAGGCGCATGGCCCTGATCAGCGAACTATCGCACGGCATGTCTGAGAAATCACACACACCGAACGATGACACACTCGGTCATGTCGCGGATTGGCTGATTGCCAACGTCGATATGCTACCAAAAGGCGCCGTGGATCTGAGCAAGGTGCTAGCCGCGATGAAGCCCAAGCCGTGAGATCCATCATGATCGCATTCCTGCTCGTCGCGCCAGTCTCAGCCCAGAGTGCTGTGAACTTCGCGTGGGATGCCAATCCCGCTAGCGACAATGTGCAGGGCTACCGGCTGGTTCTAGACTCCACCATCAGTGATGTTGGCAACGTCACGACGGTAACCCAGACGGTCACGGCAGGGGCTCATGTGGCTGCGCTGTTGGCCTATAATGCGTCTGGCGTGAGTGCTCCATCAGACCCCTTGCCGTTCACGATCGCGCCTCAGACAGACCCTTGCACGCCTCCGCTGGGGGTTCACGCGCCGGCCATCTTTCCGACCTCTCCGCAGTTCACTGGTAGCAAAGGTCCAGGCTCGAGAGCCTTTCTGAACTATCAACTTGGCGGTCCAGACAGGGTGACGGAGGTGGCTATTCAGGTCGATGGCGCTGACTCCTCGGTTGGGAGGGCCACAGGGCCAACAGACGACCTTAAGGCATTCTCAGGCATGTGGTTTACACAGCCGAGTGTCGGCAGTCACACGTTGGGAGTGCGTGTCTTGACCTCATTCGGCTGTTCGCTAGTACGACAAACCTCCCTTCCCCTTGTGGTCAAGTAATGTATTTACATGTCTACATTGACGATACGCCTGACGGCGTGAACCAGGCGTTAAAGAAAATCCTCACGCACCTAGGAGCAATCATGGCAGGCGTAGCAGACATCAAGACGAGCGTGGATGCACTTTCGGCAAAGGTCACGGATGAAGAAACGGTCATTGGGAGCGTCGTCACGCTGCTCAACGGACTCTCCGCGATGATCGCAGACCTGAAATCGCAGCTGGCGGCGGCGATTGCGGCGAACGATCCTGCGGCGATTCAGGCAGTGGCAGACAGTCTCTCGGCGCTCAGCACGAAGGTGGATGCCGACAAGCAGAAGCTCGCGGATGCGGCGACAGCGAACACGCCGGCAGCCTAGTCATGGCTTACACAATCGACATGCAAACATCGCCAGCCAAGTTGGTCGCGTGCTCGATTGTGCCAAGCACGTCTCCAGGCATGTATCTCCAGGTGCTCGAAAATGGCGCCTCCATCGTGGTGGAACCGGATGGCAGTCAGGTGAGGACTGTGCCAGCAGGTCAGAGCAATTGGGATTCTCCGTGGACACAGGCCAGTTTGTATGGTGACAAGCTGGTCTACCGCAGTTCAGGCGGTCAGGCTCGCGGTTATCTGGTGATTGGATGAGAGGTTTCGATATCGCGCTTTACAGCGGGAAGGGCGGTCACAGCCCTGTCATCCCGCCTGTGAAGCGCGAGCCGTTTGGACCTGCTCCACAGCCCGTCAATTATCGAACGACGCTCCCATTCATTCCGCCAGTTGGACGTGACCTCCACTTCTATCGCGGCAATTTCGCTGGCCTGACGATTCCAGGTGCGCCAGTCGTGCCTGGGTGCAATGCATCGAATCCATCACTGGTTATGGCGTGCCTCCTTGACAACTATCCAGCCTCGGTGCATGACGAGTATCTGCTCACCTACGCGCAGTATGGCTACACGCATCTTCAGCGGAGCATCGGCCATTCGATCTACTACGGGCATTCTGTCGATGATCACATCGCGCTGAGTCGTAAGGCGCATTCCTATGGATTGTATTGCGATGAGTGGTGGCTCGGTGGTGGAGAAGGCGATGACTGGATATTCAAATCTCGAGACAAGGATGCAGCCTACTGGGCGCCTATTCTGCAACCATATGTCGATCAACTCGTTGGCGCAGGGGTGGTGGATTGCGCGTGCGTTGGATGGCAACTCGACCAGTGGAACGCTCCCGGCAACCCCATCATCTCCATCATTGCCTATCTCGCGAGTGCTCTCCCCCAGTCCGTTCCGCTTTACACACATTGGGTGAATGAAGCCCTTGCATGGTGGAAGACTGGCGGCGAGGTGTGGAGCGATAAGTATCAGACGGTCAACGTCGATAATCGCTTCTCCTGGTGGGGAGCCATGCAGCCGTATCTGACTGGTGGGCATCACCAGGGCGATAACCAAGTGGCATTGACTGATCCGAAGCTGTATCAGGACAAACTGCTCGATACGCTTGATCCATTCGGCGGCGACCAAAGCAAAGGCAATATGGGCCAGAGCCAGCGTGGTGGGGTGCTGCGTCCCTTCTCACTCGTCGCCTTTGAAGTCATGGCGCAATTTGAGTTTGATGCGCGAGCGTCAGAACTTCAAGGCGACCAAGCGAGCTATTACACCCAATGCACGACCTCGCATACCGGATTGCCGATGGGCGGATACGGGAACGGAGCGCGGATGCCCAATGGCGATCCTCTCTGAAGTCACGAAGCTGTGGATACTTGTTGGTGGACTTGTCGTCTTGATGCTCCTACTCGCGTGGTTGATCGTGGTTGATTAAGGGGAACCCATGAGTCTGATAAGCCTTCTCGTTGTCCTAGTGCTCGTCGGAGTCGTGCTCTACCTCATTACATTGATTCCGATGGACCCAACCATCGTGATCATCATTCGTGTTATCGCGATTCTGATCATTATCCTATGGGTGCTTGAGGCACTCTTCGGCATCGGGCTCGGGAGCCTGAGATTGAATCTCCATTGAGCGAAGTCCTCGCGAAGTTTCCCGTCGAAGCCAGTCGTGGCATCTGGCTCATTCTTTCATGTGGGCATTGGTATAAATGGACCGGCAGTGAAGAGCCTCCAGACGATCTGCCGTGTCCAGTTGACGAGCCCATCACCATTAAGAAAGGCGTGAACAAGTGAACCGAATGCGTGCGACCGTCATTGCGCTGTCTCTCGCGATCGGTTCGTGGTCCTGTTCAGCCAACCATCTCCCTCATCCAATCACACAGAATGAGGTGCTGGCGCTGATTGCCGATGCGCTCTATGGCGTGGATTATGCCTGCTATTCACAATGGTTGAATGGCACCGCCTGCACCATTACCTACCACATCTTGAACGATGCCACGGCAGCGGTAGCCGGGTTGAGTGGCGGATGGCAAGTGGCCGCGAAAAATGTCCTTGTGCGGGAGGAACAGCAATTGCCGGCTGACTCGAGGATTCGGCCTTACCTCGATGCGGTCATTTCTGTGCTCTGAAGTCAGAATGGATTGTGATGCGAGCGCCAAACCTCACACATGGGCACTTTGTCGGTGGCGCATTCGTCAGATTTCCCCACGTCTGTCCTGGCTCACGCTGCGCGATCCTCTCATGGTTGCAATCCAAGCCACTCCGAGTCACCGAGAGAGAATTTTTTGATCAGAAGTCAGAACGGATTGTGACAGATTCCGAGGTCATAATCGATCGTGAAGGATCTGAGCGGATCAATGAGTCAACCGCTGGGAACGCAGCTGCACCCCACTGCGATGCGGGTTCTCATTGATCCGTTTCAGGCCATACGCACACACCGGCTTTGTATTCGCGCACAATCAGACCTTGATCTTCGATGAATCCATCGAAGTCTTTCGGCGTATGACGCTGAATGTCATCATGGGTGCGAATGGAATCGATATGTTGGCCTGGCGCAAGTGTCAGCATAAGAAAGATATCCCCATAGCGCTTACGCCATGTGAGCGTCTTTGGAATGGCTCCGAGTCCAAAATTTTTGATCATGCTTTCACCTTGCTAGGGCAGTCATCGCCGCACGCCCCGACAGGTTCTCCGCAGTCGTAGCAGCGAGGAGGGTTCTCGCGTTTGTATTGCTCCTCCTCCTGAGCCAGCCATTCGCTGTAGCATCCAACTAGTTGTGACTGGTCATACTCGCGCGGATCTACAATGATCCAGCGAAGGAAAGCCTCTGCTCGCTCGTAGCAGTCTTGGAAATCCCCATCATTGAACAACGGCCCGAAGGCTACATCTGAAGTTGAGCAGTAGAGTGCCGCGATATTCTGTTCGCGGTCATGCATGATCCGGCATCCCATAAGCTAATCCTCCCCATAGTATCTAGGCATCTCGACATTCTCATATCCGCGTTCATATGCCCAATCGAGCGCATCATGTGCCGCTGCGTGTCGAAATCCATACGGCCTAGGGTCAGTGATATGGATGACACGACGTGAACGACCGCGCCTTACGACGCCTACTGTCCCGAAATGAACGCCGCAACTTCGTGTTGTGATAGTGATGGTTGTCTTGGCTTTCATTTAATCCTCCAATGATTGTAATCCGCAGATTGGGCACCGCTCGCCGGCATTGGGAAGATTCCCGCATACCTGGCAATAGGTGTCATTCGTCAAGTCTGAAGTCAGAACCGATTGTGACAGTGTGACCGCCGAGTCGAAAAGTTTTGATCCGTTTCGGGCATACAGGTCGAGCAGTCGGACGAACAGCCGTCGTAACGGCTGTCCTTCCGCTTGCGCTTGCGCTGTCACTTGGCGCCAGAGGGAATCATCGATCTTGCGTAGGATGTAGGTCGCCACTAGCGGTCAACCTTCACAATGAGGTAACCGTCAGAGTTACGCTCCCGCTGATGGTCACATGTCCTCATGGCTTGTTCTGCCATGCCAGCAATGAAGTGCCGATTGGCTTCCTGCTTCTCAGCTTCACGGAGGATAGCGTCTAGCGCCGTCATAAGGTCAGCCACGATACGATCTGCTCTGTTCATAGCCATTAGGCCACCTTCAGTTCTGCAGCGTTACGGATGACTCGCAAGGCATGAACGGATGCCACGGCGCCGTGAACGATGATTGCAATTGACTTGCGCTTATCGTTTGAGTCGGCGCCATTGCATAGCTTGCACTTTTCGCACGTCGTCCGTTTACCGGCCTCATCTGACGCTGGGCAAGCGATTTCACCTGGGAGCATAGGCTGATCAGCCGTGCGAGTTCTAAACGTCCGAAAGCCCATAGAATGCGCCAAAGCATAGTCACCTGGACAATCCGCCGATGCCATCACGTAGCGTGCAAGGTCAGGTCTGTTGCGCCAGCTATGCGTATAGCCAGTATGTGAGACGATGACATCCGTTAACCGTTGCAGGAGCCAAGCCGGCAGAGCGGCAGGATCACCATAGGCGCCGAGTCGCAGCGATACGCCTCTGTCACGGAGTGCAAGCGCGGCATATTCAGGCGCCATGGTCTGATAACCGCCTCGAGCAAACTTGCGATAGATAGCCAGAGGCGCATTCTTCACTGTGACGTAGCAACCACGGCCTTTCCCCTTGTCGCCTCTGAATATGCACTTGCCACAAATTGCGCTGTCGGAACCGTCTGCAATGGCATCAAGCGGCGAACGGTCAGAGCGGAGAATCCACAATTGCGCCATTGGGCCAGTCTTAGGATTTTTGGAACGGCCTGACATACCGGTGATGATTGCGACTAGCGGAGCTGTTTGATCAAGTTCACTGAAACCTTCCCAGACGATCGCGGCATCTACCATTGTGTCCTCGCTTACACCGGATAACAGGCAGCGTATTGAGGTAACGTAACGACGTGGCTTGCGATGCCACGTTTCGGCCTTCCGGCCTCTTCAGGTTACGAGTGAAGTCCCATCATCAAAAGTTCTTCAGCGCCATACACCTTAGGCTGTCCGCAGTCCTCGCAGGTATAGCGTCTCGCATCTGGCTCCACACCATATGCACGCTGTCCGCAAGCGAGGCAGAATCCCTCGCTGTTGTCGCCTTCCATGATCTGTTTGAGTGCTTTAAAACTTGGCTTGTATTGCGTCTTACCGGTTTTCGTGATGTAGGTTTTCATGGTGTGCCTCACTTCAGCCTATAGGCCAGTGTCAGAGGTCAGCTCAATTGCTGATAGAGCGAGTATGGGCTATGCGGATTACTTTGTCAACAATAAAAACACAGGAGACGCAAAATAATTTAGTCCTCCCATCCGTCCATAGCCAGGTGACTCAGAATGGCAAGCTTGTCAGCTGCACCGCCCCCGATACCATCATTAGGCCGTTCGTCAATGTCGCGGAACATCTCAAGTTCATCCTTTGCCAGGCGGTAGA